ATGATCGCGGTGGATGGTTCGCCGGCAGTGACCGCGAGGCTGCTGCCCATCATCGCGTCCACTTTGGTCATCAGATATTGAAGGGCGTCGTCGTTACCTGGAGGCGGTGCGAGCACTCGGACGATGATTGTGATGTCTGCGATGTTGTTGTTGAAGCTTGAGAAGCGTGGAGCCTCGATGAACGCGGACAACGGCCGAGCGTTCCGTGGGTCGGTGACGGGCACCAGACCGACCGCGGTGATCGCGGTCTTCACTTCGGCGATCGCGTCAACTAGGAAACCGGTGCCGGCCATCAGCCCACCTGCGGTCTGCCGCAGCCGAGCAGCTGAAGCACTTGGCCTAGCGTGCCTACTGGCTGCGGGTTGAAGTCTTGAAACGATGCGTAGCCGTCGACCGAGCCGCGTGAGCGGTACTGGATCGCTGCGTACATGACGGTGCCGAGCTTGACAGATCCGTCCGGCGCGGTGTTGAGCGCGTCGAAGTAGCCGGCGCTGCGTCGCCGCCTCGAGCAGAACGCATTAGCGGCGTCGACACAGGTCGACACAAACGCGGTGTCGTTCGCGGTGGCGCCGTCAATGCCGAGCCACTCAATAACGTCGTCGCTGTCGATCCAGGTGCACGTAGGTGTGTATTGCAGCGTGCCGCTGTCGGTCTGCCGGTCGATGTCGTCGCCGGTGTCGGCGAACAGGATCTGGTTTGGCCGTTCGATCTGCGTGTTAAACAACAGGTCGCCTTCGTCGGTGACGCCGGTGAAGCTGTAGTTCTCGAGGCTGTAGACCGTGTGGTTGCCGTTGAGGTTCGTCGTTGCGAGCCCGCTGATGTTGATGTCTGAGCCAACAATAAGGCCGTCGACATGCTCGAGGACCTGCACGACGCCATAGCCGTCCAACCGCCACGCGTGGGTGATGGTGAAACTAGCCATAGCGTCGTGCAGTCCTCAGGGGCTCAGAAGGTGGCGTCGGGGCCGAGCACGCGGATCATGTTGACATCGAGCACTTCGCATGCCACATAGCCGCGGACGGTGACCTGGAGGCCGAGCGTGGTGGCGCTGGCGACCTGCAGGAAGCCCTTGTAGTTCTCGTAGTACTCGACACCGCGGGTGTTCATGAGCCAGTAGTACTCGGTGGCGGTCTTGTTGCCGATCGCCTGCGAGCCGATCTGGTTCGACACGACAAGGCTCAGGCCGAGCGGGTTGCCGTTCGCAGCGGTCACGCCGTCGGGCAGCAGACCGGCCGAGTTCGACGGGGCTGCCTGCGGGAACAGTGGCCGGCCGTCGCCGTCGACCAAGCTGCCGAGCGTTGCCCACTTCGCCGGTGACACGACGAGCGCGTTCGGGAAGTAGTTGCCGGTCGTTGCGATCGAGGCAGCTGCGGTGTACATGTCGGCGATGAACTCGCTTGAGCTCGTCGCGTCGGTCACGATCACTTCCTGCGAGTTGGTGATCGCAGCTGCCATCTGGTCGACAACGTAGTCCTCGGTGGCGAGACCGTACTGGCCGGCGAGGTCGTTCACCGCTGCCTGCAGCATCGACGGAGTGCTGAAATCGATGACCTGTTCTGAGAGCAACAATGTGCCCGCAAAAGTTTTCTTGGTGAAGGTGACGTTCGAGATGTCGAAATCTGCCGTGTTGACGGAGCCGAGCTCGGAGCTCTGCACCGCGACGCCGCTGTGGTTCGCGATTTTCGGACGCAAGAAGGTTGAGCCGGCGTCGGGCATTGAGCGGGCGCCGAGCGCGGACACGATCGGACGCAGCGCGTTGATGTCGTCGTACAAGGGCTGGACGACCGGCGTGGGCACCAGGCCGCCAGCGTCCGAGATCACAACGTCGCCGGTGGCGGCGCGGATGTTCTCGTTGAGCTGGTGCCAGCGGTGGCCGCCTTCACGCATTGCGATGATGTACTCGCCGACGCCTGGGAGCTGCAGCTTGCGGGGCTGTGCGAACACGGTGGTGGGTCGCTCTGCGGGGGCTTCTGCCTTGACGGGCTCGGCCTCCACGACCTCTGGGGTGGACTCTTCGGACATGGTGTGATCCTCCTCTGGATCGGGTTGTGGTTCGATCTCCTCCTCCTCAGCGGAGGCGGCGACCTGGGTGATCTTCGCGTCTGCGAACGCTGGTTCGTAGACCACGGAGAGTTCTGACCAGTTGGCGGCCTTGACCACGGTGGTCTTGCCGTCCTGCTCAACGTCGACCGGCTCGATACCGACCGACACGGAGTCGTAGGCGCCCATCTTCAGCAACGCCAGCAGGTCATCGCCGGCGCTGGTTTCGGCGATCTTCGCGGAGAACAGCATGCCCTCCTCGGTTTCGCTGCGCTCGGTGACGAGACCGACGACACGGTTGGTGTCGTGTTGCTCGAGGAGCCGTGGCGCGGGTCCGTCGATCGGCAGGGCGCCGGCTTCGATGCGGACGGTCTGGCCGCCCATCACTACGGCGTCGATGCCGTACGGAACGGCGATGCCAGTGATGGTGCGCGTGGGTTCGTCGCCTGCAGCGGCGTCGACGGTGACCGCTTGGGCGGTCATGCGGATCGTGGTCATGCCTCGGGCTCCTGTGTGTCTGCGGCGTTCTCCACATCGCGAATGTACTTCACAACGTCGAGCTCGACGTAGCGACCATTCGGGATGACGCTGTTGAGTGAGAGGGTTTCTTGCAGGCAGTCGATGTACGGCTTGGCGCCGAAGAGGATGAGATCCTGTCGTGCCTGCTGCGAGTTTTGGTACGTCATCGAAGAAATCGAAACCCCTACGAGCCACGCGGGCACCTGGAGCACGCGGGCCAGCTCAAGCGCGGCGTGTTGCCGGCCTTCGTGGAGCTGCAGCTTGGAGGCGTCGATGGATGACTCGCGCCACTCGACGAGATTGTTCAGGGCGCCGACGGCGAGTTTGCCGCGGGCGTCTGCCCATGCTTGGGCGAGCTCGGTCAGGTCTTCGCCTCCGAGCGGCTCACCTGAGTCCTTCTGCTGCAGGTAGCCCGAGGCGATACCGCCGGCGTTGGTGGCGAAACGTAGCGCGGCTGCGTCGAGCTCGGTGGCGATCTGGATCGCGCGGTTGCCGGTCCACAGCATGCCGTTGATCGGGCTGAGGAATGTGACGACGTTGGCGGGGTCGATCGGAACGCCGTTGATCTCGATGTCATCGGGCATGCGGAACCATTCGGGGCCGGCGTCGTTCGGCGTGTAGACGTTCTCGTGCGGTATCCACATGAACGATGCAGGGAAGCCGGTCGAGTATTCGGTCATCTTGACCCAGAAGGCGCGGCCCCACAGCATGAGATCTTGCACCGTCGAGGAGATCATGAAGCTTCGCGTCACATCGGGGTTTGGCCGTTGCATCCATGTCTCGTTCGGAATGTACCGGCGCTCGTACTCTTCGCCGTCAAACTGCAGGGTGTACGTCTTGAAGTCGAGGCCGGCGATGGTCGAGGTGATGAGACCGACGCCACGGGACACCGTGGGGATAGACAGAGCCCGCTGAACCTGTGCCCCTACGGTCCACTGGCTCAACGGGCCAGGGCGTCCACCGTAGCCAGCGGCGGCCGTGACCGGCGCACTGGTCCCGAACGCCGGCGGCTCTTTACGAGTGAACAGACCCACGGCGTCAGACTAATCGCGTCGGGGTCGTTATGTCGCTATCCCGAGTTGGGGCTTGCGCACCTTTGCGGTGGGTCGAGCTGCGAGGCCGGCAGCTGCGACCATGCACCTGCACTGTTCGATCGGACCTGGGCTCTTCTGGGATGCCAGCGTGATTGTGGCGCCGTTACGGCCGGCGACGGCTCGCTGTACTTGTTCGGTAAGTGCCATCTGGCCGGCGTGGTGCAGGCGTTGCTCGAGGATCATGCCGCGGACGATCGCGGTGTATCGGGTGATCTCTTGCTGACCGAAAATGTCCATGCGTCGCTGCAGGTCGAGCGGGCAGATCGCGGCGAGTCCAGGAGTGAGCAGCAGCTTGACGGTTTTGTCTTCGGTGACGCGGTGCACTTCTTCCCACATCTGGTCGAGGTTCTCTACGACGAACTCGGAGAGGACCTGCAGGTGGCCGTCTTCGCGTTGGGCGACACGGACGCCGCTGTAGCGCATGTCGTCAAGGTCGGAGTCGACGGCGAGCACACCGCCGGCCGGCATCGGTTCGTTGGTTTCCAACGCCGGCCAGATCTGTGCGGGTATCCAGCTGCCGATCGCGGAGGTCCACAGGTTGAGGCTGGAGCGCATGAAGTTATCGCGGTCGGGTGCTTGCAGCTCGTCCTCGAGGTCTTGCAGGGTGAGCTCGCCGAGGCCCATCGCTGGGTTGCCCATGTGCCAGTAGCTGCGGTCGGTCGCGGCGACGTTCGGCGGTGGCGACCATTCGGCGAAGTACAGCCGGCCAGGTTCTCCCTTCTCGATCTGTTGCATGCCGCGCTCACGCCAACGGATGAAGAAACGCGACTGCTCCGTGCCGGCCGTGGATACGAACAGGGCGAACGGATCGCGACGAGCTCGCTGGGTTGGGAGCAGACCGGCCTCGATCACTTCGGCGTCGAGTTTCCAGATCTCGTCGGCGATCACCAGATCGTTCGAGGTGCCGTGACCGGCTCGGCTGTTGCCGGCCTCGATACGCCAGCGGCTGCCGTCTTCGTGCATTGCTTCCATACGGCCGAAGCTGTTGTATGTCTCGAAGTCGTATCGCTCCTCGAGGATCGGGAAGAGTTGCTTCGCGATGTCTTCGGCGATAGTGATCTTGTGGGCCACCGAGATCACGGACTGTGGGCCGCCTCGGACGAGCCGGCCTCGGGTAAGCCACCAGCCGATCAGCGGTGCCAGGAGTCCTCGGCTCTTGCCGTTCTGGCGTGCGGTGCTTACCAGAGCCCATCTGTGGTGCAGCGTGCCGTTGTCATGCTCGAGCATGCCGTCGAGCACCTGCTTCTGCCACGGGTACAGCTCGACGCCGAGGTGATCGGCTGCCCACGCTGCGACCTCGGTGCCGAATGACTCAGACCCCAACGTCGGCGTGACGAGCCTCGGCGGGATCTCGCCTGGTACGCCGGCATCGACCACGGTCGACTCCGATCCAGCGCGCCCAAGAGAGGCTTGGCG